AACCAAGTGCGATAGCTAATGCTACAGCTTGGTCAGCGGCTGCAGTCTGTGCAAACGCAGTAGTAGCAATAGTTGTGTCGTTTGTGCCAGCGGCTTGTGTAGCACCAGTAGTGGCAGTATTGATTGTACCATTCAAATCAGCAATTACAGTAGTGACTGTTACACTTGATGGCAGTCCGATTGTTACAGTGTTACCTGTAGCACTCGTCTCAATTTCATTTGCTGTACCTGCAACAGTAAGTGTCTCACTGTCAAGGTCAATCGCTATTGTACCAGAATCTGTGGTAATGTCAAGGTCTTCTGCAGTAATTTGTGTATCTACATAATCCTTGACAGCAGCAGAGGTTGGCAGTGAAGTATCATTGTCGCTAGAACTGATACCCTCTGCCTCTGTTACAATCGCTGTACCCTTGAAGTTGTCCACCTCAATGTTAGATACTGTGTTATTATCTACGTCGATTGTTTTATTGGTAAGTGTTTGTGAACCGGTAAGAGTGGCTACAGTGCTGTCAATAGCAACAGTCAGTGTATTTGTAGCACCGCTAGTGTCAATGCCTGTGCCACCAGCAATGGTAAGCGTTTCACTGTCAAGGTCAATGGCAAGTGCGCCACCACTGTCACCCTGAAAGTCCAAGTCCTGTGCAGTTACTTGTGCATCTACGTAGGTCTTGATAGCCTTTGCAGATGCAAGAGTATCGTCTGAGGCAGAGACAGAAGACAGGTCTGTGTCCAGTACACCTGACTTCAGGTTGTCTACTTCAATGTTGGATACAGTGTTATTGTCTACATCAATAGTCTTGTTGGTAAGTGTCTGCGTACCTGTCAGCGTAGCTACGGTGCTGTCAATAGTAAAAGTAACAGTATTACCTGAACCACTAGTATCAATACCTGTGCCACCTGTAAGCGTAAGACTCTCGCTGTCAAGGTCGATAGACAATGCTCCACCTGTGTCTGCAGAGAAGTCGAGGTCTTGGGCGGTGACTTGTGCGTCCACATAAGCCTTGATAGACTGTTGTGTAGCCAGCGCAGTATCACTGTCAGACGATAGGGTATCTTCATCAAGAATATCCGTTACAGTTGTAGTCGGCATTGCAATGCTGTCTACGTAGGCAACACCGTCGATATACAGGTCTTTGAACTCTGCACCAGATGCACCCAAGTCAACGTCATTGTCGGTTACAGGAACAATGGCACCATCTTGGAAGCGTACTTGCTCAGTCGATACAGAAGCTACATCGACAAAGACACCAACACGATTGTTAGTGTTATCGACTACAACTTTATTGATTGGGGTAGTAACACCGGGGTCGCCAATCAGTCCAATGACCGGGCCTTCGGCTGCAGTACCATCGTGTGCGTGACCAGTGCTGTTGTTAAACGCAGCAAGAATCTGGTCAAATTCGTCGTTACTGTCGGACGCATTAATAACGTCGCCGTCAGTATACGTTGACTGTCTAGTGTAACCTGCCATTAGCGTCTTGCTCCTGCATCAAATTCTAGCTGAAAGCCCTTGAGTGTATATGGGAATGACTCAGCATTATCTACCACTCGCATTGCTACAGCAAAGCCACCACCCTCTACAGGCTGTCTAACGAGTGGGTTAGACTGACCACCATATGTGGCTGTACCGTACTGTGACGTTCCGTATAGTGCCACAACCTTTGTAGAGTCAAACGGATATGCCGCTGGTCGTGGTGCATCTGGTGACTCGTAGTCATATCGCAAGAACAGGTCTGAGTTAATTGTGCCAGTTGGTGAGTAGTTGATAATCACTCGCTGGAAGTTCTTGCGAATACCGGCATCTCCCATTGTCATATCAGGTGAACGATACCGTCCTACAATGTTTGTGCCGTCAAATGTGTTGCCTTGTTCCTGCCTATACACGTAGCCATCAAAGCCACCGTGTATTACAAATGTCTCACCCTGAACTGTAAAGAAGTCAGTAGATGAAGGCTGAATACCTTTTGTGGTGGCAAACTCAAAACCTTGTTGTTTACGTACCGCAATAATACCCTTTGTTGTTGCCTGTGTATCTGATGATGTATTTACACGGAACAAACGGTATTGTGTTTTGCCCGGTACTACGATGCTTTCAAACTCGTCTACGTCAGTGTCATCAAACAGTTCTTTGATATTACCTGATATAGTTCCCAGTTCAACATCGTTAATTCTTTCAGTACCAGCAACGGTGCGAAGGCCGTCTCTGCCCAAGAATATGATATCTCCGGCAAGTTCTTGGACAGTGAAACCATTGAGGCACCCAATGTCTCTTGTAACTGGTTGAAGTACGAAATCTGCAATGGTGTTTCCTGTCAGCCTGTAGATACGTTCTTCGCCAAAGATAATCAGTTCGTTACGGAACGGAAACAATGCTGTTACTTGGCTGTCAATACGAAGGCTACCTGCTCCATTAGCTACACTAAAATCGTCGTCAGTAAACGGTGCAGTAAAAATAATCTCTTCTGGATTTGCGCTATGCCCTGCAAAAAACAGCGCATCCTTGAAGCCAGTTACAAACTTTGGATTGGCTGGTGCGCCTGTAGCATTCACGTCTGTTACTGTAGTGCCATCATACTTGGTAGCGTGGTTGGCACCATCAGCCCAAACAATATGTTCTGTCCCACCTAGATTGTAACGATGGTGTGTATACTTTCCAGCACTTGTACGACCTGTGTCAATTTCTGTCCAGCTACCTGTCGTACCCGCTGTAAATACTTTCTCACCTCGTGCTGCAATAACCTTATTGTTAAAGTATGCAGACATCAATACTTTTTCAGTAGAACTGGCAGTCTGCGGGACAATATTGCTATTCCACTTTAGGTAGCCGTTAATACGTCTGTATCCACCACGTACATCAGGTTCAAAGTTTTCTAGTTCAAGAGCCATGCCGGGAGACATTTTGAAGGTAGGCTGGTCAAGAACGAGGCCACCTTCACACGCAAACACATAAGGGCTAAGTCCAGATTCGTCAGCCATTATTTAGCCCCCTGTAGGAAATATAGATACGCCGTACCTTTGTGATTGCGGAATATACGTTGAACGCACATAGCTATAGTTTCTGTTAATGAACAGACTTTGCATGTGTTTAATGCCCTCTTCAAATCGGGCAAAGTTAATGCCATACTGCTGCGCCTCACCACGATACTGATAACCGTAGGCTGTAGCACCGTCCACAATAACCTGACGAAACTGTTCAGGAATAGTAGGTACATCCGTTGCAGCACTGAGAGCAGTGGGCTTTACATATGCGTCATACTTGAGTGTGTATGCTTTATCTGGGTAAGGATACAGTCCATAGTTGTTGTCCGGTGTGCGGAATACATACAAAGGAACTGCACCAATATCTGATGTACTCTCTTGGTCGATATGCCTATCGACATACTGGTTATAGTCCATGATGCGTAGCGTTGTACCTGCTACACCAAGAGAGTCATCTTTGGAAATACGAAAGGTCTCATAGTCTACACTGTAGATTGAGGCACCAATTGAGTAGCGTGTAGTACCAGCTACAAGTGTTTCCGTCTGTTCTTGGTGGCTGAATGACCAACCAAACTCACGTTGAAAAATATAATTGATGGCATCATTTACTGCATTCTTACACTGCGTCTGAAACCCACGAGACGTGCTAAAGTTAGCAGCCGTTAGTGCTACTTCGTTAAAACGTGCAAGCACTTCGTTGGTGATGTCAAGGTAAGTATATGCCATCTGAAATCCTTAAAGAGAAATGAGAGGGCCGGTGTCAAGCCAGCCCCCTCACATTAGTTAGGCGAGAGTGTCGCGGTCTACTTCATCAGCAGTCATGTCACCTGTGTCTGCCATGTTCATCAGAACTGCGAACACGCGGACTTTACCTTCAGTCGGAGCAGTAGTTGCTGCCTGAAGTTCCCAGTCAATCGTGTCTTCAGCTTCAATGAAAATCGGGGCAGAAGCGTCAGCCATAGTGGCGTAGCCTACACCCGATGTCAAGTCAGCAGAGTCATCGTCAATGTCGAAGGCCGACACAAAACGAGTAACGTCTACACCGGTAACACCGAGGTTAGCGGTACACCCGTCAGCAGCAGTCTGAACAGAAGCGGTCATTTCAAAACCGGCTGTCAGAATCAGCGTCTCAGCAGGTACAGTGATTGCTTCAATGATGTCGTTGGCAGCGAGAGCAGAACCTTTAGCGGTTGCTGCAGCAGCCAAGTCAATCGTCTGCTGTACCATGTACGGCTGGCGGCCTCGCGCACCAGCACCACGAGCAACGGATTTGAGAGTAGTTACGGTAGCCATATCTTAATCCTCCCTTAAGCCAGATGGTACTTGGCGTTCACAAGTGCTTCAGGACGAAGAATCTTGCGGCCATACAGGTGCATACCACGAACGATGTCAGCAAAGCTGTCAGGGTCACGGTAGGTTTCGGTCTTGTTAATCTGCTCTGCAGTTGCAACAGCAGAAGAATGACCGGCAACAATCATGCCATAGTTGACAGCAGAGTTCGCACCAGAGAAGGACGAACCAGTACCAACTTGCGGCAGGTTGTTGGACGAGTAGACGGTGAAGCCATGAATGTTGGTGCTTACAACGCCGTTCTGCAGACCAGAACCACCGAAGTCAGCGTTGAACAGACGAGAGTCTTCGTCTTTCAGGACTTCAATGAAAACCGGGTCAAGAACAAGCCAGCGGCCCTGCGTGTCAACATTCTGCTGGTCGAGCAGACGAGACATACGAGCAATAACTTGCAGCGGGTTAGCGTCACCAGCATCAGTCGGAGCAGCACCCGAACCCGTACGTGGGAGAATGGCAATTGCCTGACCACCAGTACCGGAGTTAAAGTCAGATGCGTCCAGCTTCATGCTCGACAGCAGTTCGTCAGAACCTGCAGTATCTACAGCCTTAGAACCGTTAACAACGTCGTTTACGGTGTCGGCGTTAGAGTGCAGTGCGGACTGCTTGAAACCAGCCAAGTAGCCAAGAACGTCTTGGTCAAACTGGTCAGCGAGGCGGTAAGCAGCACGGTCAGAGGCGAGGCTCTGGAAGTTAACGTGGCTGTGTGCCTCTTCAATGTCATCAACCTTGAACGCAAAGTAGTTAGCTTTGTCGATGGTCAGGCTGAAGTCTTCGTCGTCAAGGTCTTGCGGCGTGATGGTCGTGCCACGGGCATATGCCTTAACAGTGATTTCGGGTTCCTTGATAATCTTAACGGAATCACCCATTGCAGCAATCTCACCGAAGTAATCGGAGTTGGTGATTGCTTCACAAACAGCGGCCTTGCGGAAAGCAAGTTGCACCTGTTTGCTGTAAATGACGGGCGAAAAATTACCGTTAGGAAGATTACCATAACCACTAGCAGTAGTGAAAGCCATGATGATTTCTCCTAAATTGGCATTTTAACAGATGCAAACTCACCAGACTAATCAGAGGCTAATTCGCTATGGGTGCGTATTCTAGTTAGGTGGCCGCCCAACTATTCAACGGGCCATGCTCGTCAGGTAATCCATAAGACTGAGGTGTTTGCGGACTAGTGCAAGCAGGTAGCGAACCCACTTACACTATTGATGACTATAGTTATACGAAAAAATAACTAATTGTCAACACTTTTTTTATCTGGCTGAACCAGAAACATCATAGACAAACTTTCCAGAACGGATAGCTTCCATGATTTCGTCTGAACGCTTCTCGTATTCTTGAGGAGACATCTTCTGAACTTGCGACTCCCGAAGATACGTAGATGCTTCATTCTCTTGCGGCTTGCTGCGGCTGTTCTTTGTAGACACAGACTTTGCAGCATCCTTATCTGACTTAGGCTTTTGGGTACTCATGCCCATGTCAGCTTTATACAAATCAATTGCTCGTGCAGCAGAACGTGCATCATTGTCATTGTCATACAGCGCATCCTGTACCCACTTAGGCTGGGTCTCAGCCCACTCATGAAACTCGTCGCTGTCACGAATCTCATCAAAGTCAGGATGTATGCGCATAAGTTCTGCTTCTGCTTTTTCTTTTGTAGCAGACAGTTGCATCTCATCAATTGCTTTGAGGCGTTCTTCCAGAGCAGTAGATTGCTCACGTGCCTTCTTCATTGCAATTGTTTCAACGATGGCTGCTACGTCGGGATAGTCTGCTGCCCACTGTTCAATGTCCTCGTCGGACTTGGGCAGTTTCATTTCCTTCTTTGTAGCTTCACTTAGTTGCCGCTTGAGTTCCGCAAGTTCTGTCTTGAACTCTTCGGCTTGCTTTTGTTGATGCCTACGAAGGTCAGAGTAGCGTTTCTTAAACGTTTTCTCTTCGGCTGTTGTAGGCTCCTCCGATTCTTCGGTTTGTTCCGGCGAGGCATCTTCTACTTCACCTCTTTGTTCTTTGAGCAGTTGCTCAAGTTCTTCTTCTTCCATTTTGCGTTTTTCTTCGTTAGTGTATTTACGATTTGCAAACGCAACTTTCTTCGGTGACTGCATTTCTTCAGCCATAATTTCAGCAGTTTCTGCCATTTTGGTTTTCTCCAAGTTGGGGCCAACCGTAGCCACGTCGGGGTGGGGGATTAGGTAGCCAACATATCTAGCTGTTTAACGTGAAGCTAGGCCACGCTTACGTGAACCGCCGTCAGAAGTAATATCAATTACCGACATTAGTTCACTACCAAGAACACGACCTACTGCACGAATTTGTGGAGTACCAATCATGCCCTTAATAACTTCTTTGTCTTCTTCGTTAAGATTATCAAATCTACGCTGGACCAGAGTTTGATAATCTGCTAAAGTCATATCATCATCCATTACTTTATCTTTCCTACGATGTAACAAATAGGCTCAAGGATAGCACGTTCTACTGCACCAATAGGATGTCTCTTGCCTTTTTTCTGCAGCCAGATGTCTGCCGTACGACGACGAGCAATGCCTTCTAGTGTAGAACGCAGTAGCTTATTATACCACTTTGTATTACCATATGCAACTTTAATCAGAGGCTTAAATATTCTGTGATATCCTTTTTGATAGGCAGGGTCCAGATTTTTACTCTGTTGCAGCCATACAGTCTGACGGAATGCACCAAAGCCATACGCATCATTCATGGCGGTACAGACAATTTTATCGCCTCTACTACTTGCCGTTTCTTCGCCCTTTGTAGAAGTAACCCTATTAGCATTGGTTTGTGTGGGCTTAGACCAGTCATGAGAAGAGTCATAAGAGATTTGACCAGTTTCAGTATTGACGCGACTAACAGTACCTTGGTCATCTCTTACGCGCTTGGCTACGTCATCACCATAGGTACCACGAATATCCGTGCCAACTTTATTGCTACCGGTATTGCGTTGAAGATTTCTTTCTTCTCTAGCCCTATCCATCGCGGCAAATTCTGTGTCGTATTTACCGGCACGTACATCACGGGCATACTGAGAAGAGTTTTGTGATTTAGCGGAAGCTACCAAATCCCGTGCTGCATCACCCCTAAAGATAGCTTCATTGCGAGGCATACCTTCACCAGTACGCTCCATACGCTCTTTAGCAGTTTCTGTAGTCCTAAAACCCGTAGGTCTTGCGGGTTTAGTTTTAGCAAGCGTGTCTATAACTTGTTGTGTCGCTACACGTGAAGGAAGTTTAGCAGTTGCATCTGCAACTCGTTGCTTCAACTCATCTGTTCCTTGTGTACCTACAACATCCAAAACTTTCCTTGCTGCTTCTCTTGCTTCATCGCTAAACTTTCCAAAGTCAACAGATGCACCAACAATATTATCAGCCGTTGGGAAAGTTACCACAGACTTCCTTCCTTTTGTCGAATTGGCAACATTTACCAAGTAATCAATTTTTTGATTATCGGACAATTGTAGATTAGCCATGCTATCTTTTAACTCTCTTGCCTTTTGACGAACTACATCAGTAACTGTGGCACCTTCCTCTACAAGAGTTTGGGCAGACTCTACACCTACATCTGTGGGCGTAGTAGGAGTCGCAGTCACTTGTTCACGCTGTTTGTCATACTCTTCCCCAGAAATTACTGGCGCAAGAGGCATACCAAGAGCAGTGCGAGTAGAATCACCTACCATATCTTTAATCTGCGTAAGCAACTGAGATTGTTCTGTAGGGTCAGAAGTATAATTAGCCACGTCAACAGCCAATTGATTAGCGGCTTTTTGATATTCTTCTGATGTGGTACTCATTCCAACAGCACCCAAAAAGTCGTCTTTAATCTTTTCAAACATACCACGCGGGTCTACGGCTTTTTGAATATCTTTGAAAGGCTGCGTACTTTTAACTTGCGTAATGCGAGGGTCTTCTTCACGACCAAACTGGTCTACTCGCGGAGCAGAAGGAGTTGGTGCAGCACCGCCATCACCACTAGGCTGCGTTACAGGAGCAGTTGTAGTTACTGGTTGTTCTACCGCAGGTGTAGCAGGAGTTTCTGTTTGCTTTCTGAATCCAGCAGGTACAGGAATAAGCGGCTGACCATCTGGTCCTACCGGAATCTGAATAGTGTTGCCAGCATCATTAACATACGTAATATATGTAGGCGTCACAAACTGTCCGAACTGAGGTACAGCAGTGGGTGCCATTGGGGTTGCTGCTTGCTGTGCTGGTTGATATCCAGCAACAGGAGTTTGAGGATATGTAGGCATTTGATACGGAGTATACTGAGGTTGATATCCAGCAAACTGCGATTGTTGCAATGAACCTTGAGTAAATTGAGGCTGCACAAAACCACCTACTTGCATTTCCATAGGTTCTTCATCTTCAAGGTCAAGGTCTTCCATGCCAAACGGAATATCATCTGGAATGATTGCTTCTTCTGCATTGCCCATTTGGCCCATATCATCCATGCGTTGCAGTCCCACCTTAGCTTCGTCTCGTAGTGCCATCATCTTGTCAAGACCATGATAGCGCACTACATCTGCTGGCATAACAAATTCGCCCTCACTGAGTTGGGCAGGAATGTCATCTCGTACTTCTTCTTTCAAGGAACCTACTGGCACTTCATTACCAGAGGCTTCATCGACAGTGCCGCCTTCTTGCAGAAGACCGCCGTCCTCAAACAATTCCATTTGTTTTTCAAGAGCCATTGACTTCATCCCTTAATGTTTTAAGTCTGCGCAATGCTGCAATGGCACCTTGCGACCTATGCAACACTATCGTATCATCAGCTTGCTCTAGTGACTTGTGCTGCAATTCAATCACAGCATCAATGTAATCACTGAACGCTTCCCATTGGCGGTTGTTGTTGACCCACGGCTTGAGTTTGCTGAGTATTTGCTGGTTGTTCATTTCCACTAAATCCTTGTTCACCCGGTTGCGGCACCATGCCTACACCAATATTGCCTCCACCTGCACCTGTCGGGTCCATTGCATCAGCACCTGCCGGTGCTTCTGGACCCTCTGCTGGTGCTTGGAACTGTTTCATCAATTCCGCTTGTAAGGCAGCTTCATTCATATTGTTGGTTACTTTGTCGGGGTCAAGGTCCATAGACTTTGCAATCTCGCGGATTACATATTGGAACTTTGCAAATGGAGCAAGTACCGGATTGCTTGCGATTTGCAAGAATTGCATGAGTCTTTGGCTGCGCACTTCGTTAGCCATCAGGCTTTCTGTGCCACGTGCTTTGACTTCAAGGTCTCCCTTAATCTCAGGGTCAAAGTCAAACTGCATATTGAAACGGAAGAAGCCCTCTCCCAGAGGCCGCAGAAGATAGTCGTCTACGTTTTTGATTACTGTTTTAATAGAGCCTTGTGCAGCACCCATGAGCATTGAAATGCCACTAGCTGTACGGCCTACACCACTAACACCAGTTTGTCCGTGTGCGAATGACGGGAAGCCAGTGCTTTCGTCTGCAAGGACACGTGCCTTATCAAAGAGCATCATGTTCTCAGAAGACACATTAGGGAACTTAGTGCCGAAGATAGCCTGACCCGGTGCGCCGCCCTGACGACGGAACACTTTGCCCGGATACAACGACAAGTCTTGTCCCGGCACTAAGTTAGTCTCGTCAACTTCAACTATAAGATTACCGGATAATACCGCATTGTCTACAGCCATACGCATGAAGCCGTTCATCAACGTCTGCGTATCGTCCATGTTTTCTGCAATGCCTACACCAAAGAAGCTGTACGGGTTCAATTCATACGGTGCGGCTACATAAGGAATACGTGCTGGCTTGAATGGGTTAAGAACCATACGAAGAAGTTTGCCATTACAAATCCAGACGTTTGCTTGCAGTTCATCAAAGTCTTTCAGTTCGTTTGGAACGTCTACGTTGTTTTCTTCCAGCAGTTCTGTATCTACGGTACCCCAATACTCTAGTACCTCAAATCGGTCAATGCCGTGTTCTGGCGCATAGTCAGACAGGTCGTCTTCCCAATATTTTTTGTTGTAGTTCTCACCAAGTGCAATTGCTTCATCAATAACTTGACTACGGAAATATGGACGCTTTTTAAGATGGCGCATTTGAGAGCGTGACATCTTATGTCGTTCAATAATAAACTGTGCTTCATCCATGTTATTGGCGTCAGGGTCTGGGTAGAAGTTCCAGACAGATACATGGTTTACCTGCGGCACTGTCTTAAACAGCGGGTCATATTCGCCGTCATCATTCCAGTTGGGATATTCTTTGTCCGTAGCAAACGGACCTTTCATGATGCCAGTGCCGAACAGTGCCATCTCAAATGCGCTGCTACGTAGGTTCTTGTTGGCACCGGACTCTTCAAGTTGGTCGTGAATTTTTTTCTGCATCTTCTTAGCCGCAATCATTGCTGGGCTAAATTCAATTGCAGTAGGCGTCTTGCCCGGACCTTCTTTCAGTTTGCTTTCTACAGGCTGCAGCTTCTCACCAAGTGGACCAAGCTGCTCAATCAAAGATTTGGCCGTGGCACCCGGCGGCAAGTCTTTGCCGTCACCTGCATAACCATACGGGCTAGAAAGTGCTGTCTCTCCACGAAGTTGCTCTGGTTCTTTCGGGTCAAAGTGAACATCCGCAACTACGCCTTCTGGTAGTTCAGTAGGTTCAATAGAAAGAGGAAATCGTTGATTGGCAAACAGTACGTCTACAATCTGGCCATAAGCTGCCAGTGTTTTAGTCTTGGTTACTTTGATAAATACGCGAGACTTTTCTGCCTCAGTGAACTGAACATCCGGCCCATACAAACCACGATAATTGCGATACGCTTTCAGCCACCGTTCTTCATCCTGATACCGATAGTCTTCGGCACGTTTGTATTTTTCCATGATGACAGGAATGATGTTAGACACGTCTGCATCATACTCCACAGAATCGTCTGTATCCTCCAACGCAATAGCGTCGTCTTCAATCATGATTTCATCTTCATCCATGTTCTTTTCCTTTAGTAACCGAACGTAGCGTCAGCCATTCTCATGCCACCCGCCGGTCGTCCTGTCGGGTCGTAGTCGAAAATAGAGAACCGGGGTCTGGACATAATACCATACCGGAGTGCGTCATACAAATGGTCCTCAGACTTTGTGTCAACGTCTTCTGGATTCTTTTTGTCAAGCGGGATGGACGGTAACTGTGATATGACATTTGTGCAGCTATCAAAGAATACAAGTCGAGGTTCCTCAGTAAATTCGTCAACTTGCAGCCTTCTGTGTATTTCGTTCTTACCTGCAACACGACTGCCCTTGCTGCGGTCTGATGGACGCCAACGACACCCCTTACCAATCATCTGTTCCGCAAGAGACGGTCCAGTATCGCCACGCTTATGCCAAAGACTGCTATCCAGCACACCATACTTAATGTTCCCATCTTCGGCTTCCAAATCCAATATCATATCAGCCA